ATCCATTGAACCTCATCATAATCATATATTATATCTTTTTTAAGACCATCTAATATTGGTTTACCACAAAGACTATTATCTTCATTATCTTCTGTTTCAGTATTATCATCGTCGTCATCATCATCGTCATCATAATCAACAACCGCTACACCTTTTTTTTTATTATTTTTCATCAACTTTTGTATCTCATCAATCATTAAATTTTGTATCATATTGAAAAATATATTTTGATTATTTATTTTGGGTTTTGTAGTCATCTTCATTTTTTTAGTAATTGGTTTAGTAATTTGTTCATCATCTTTATTTATTGGTGCTAATTTTCTATAATGTTTAGCTTTATTAGTAGGTGTTATTGGTGGTGTATCACTATTAGACACATCATTTTCTTCTTGAGCAGTAATAGAACGTGTTTTAGGACGACGTGGATTATTATCATTAGGAGTCATCTTTTATTTTATATAATTTATAATAAAATATTTAATTATAAATTACGTGTCAATTTCTTCTTTTATTTTAGAAGAGAGCTATCATATTTAAAAACAGTTTTACTACACATAGTATGTTGCATTTGTGATATTTCTTTGGTTTCTTCTTTTATTATATCATAACATAAATCAATAATAATATTATTTGATGTATGGTCTAACATAGATTTAGACATATTTACAGCCATTTGATGGTGTGCTATCATATTAATCATAAATTGTTCATCTGTCATAATAGGACGTGATGTAAATACAGATAAAGGTATATTACCAACATCTGGATTATCTACTTGAGGTTCATAAAATTGGAAAACGGTTTTCATATAAGCTGTTTTAGCTATAATAGGGTCAAATGAAAATTCAAGTTTATTCATAATATTTTTCATAATGAATATTTCATATCCTTGTTGCCACATAATATGACGACACAAATAAGTCATATTTGGATCAGTTGTTTTTTTTAAATAATCAGTGCATATATCAATAGCCGCTTGATGGTGTGGTATCATATGTTGTAAATATTGGTCTTCTTTTACAATATTAATTGGTTCATATTTTTTAGGTTTTTCAGTTTTTATTTTATTAATATTATTAAAATATGCGTATGATATACCTAATGCTATTGTTGATAATATTATAATAGATTGTATCATTATATGATGTGTATAGTTATTATAAATATAGATTTTAATACTTAAGTGCTATTAATGTTATAATACCTGATAGTAATGTTCCCCATAATGTATCAATAATGGATTCATATAATCCCCAATGTTTAATTGTTGCTAAATTAGTTCCATTATAAACACCGTATATACAAAAACCTATTAGAAGACCATTTAATATAGATTTACGTTTAATAGCAAAATGATAAATTGAGAAAGCTAATAATATATATACAACTAAAGCTGATAAAATAACACGAGTTTTAGGTATTTTAACAGTTCCCTGTATTCTATTTAGTTGCTTTTGATACATACTTGTATTTATATAAGTAATCATAGGAATATCAATAATTAAAAAAATGGAGAGGACTTTAATAAATGTATATATATCCAACATTATATAATAAATGTTGAAAATATGATTGATTAGAATTGTAATGTAAAATCTACACCTAATTCTGTATTATTAGTTAGGTTCATAGATTTAACAGTTTCATTCAATTCGGGATATTTTATAGTAATATCTGTTAAATCAGGTAGAACATTTTTAACATAATTGAATAGGTGTTTATCGTATAATTTATGATAATCTTCTGTATTCATTGGTGGAGCAAAAGTACATTCTGCGGTATAAAATGGTTTAGTAAACCAAATGAAACTAAGACTAAATGTTATTTTATTTAAATCGGTAGTTTTCATTTGTGAATACATTTGTTTTAATGCTAAGTTGAATTGTAAAATATTATTTAAAATATAAGTTAAATATTCATTCATTTCTCCATCATAAAAAGCGTTTAATTCATTATTATATTTTTCAACTAGTTCTGTAATAAGTTGTGTATCAAGTGATAGATATGTAGATAAGTCATCTCTATTTAGTGATAATTTAGTTTGGTTTAATTTAGTTGTTTTTTGAATATTTTCTATTAATTCTTTAATATTACTGACATAATATAAGTCGTGACAATTAGGACATATAAATAGAGCTGATTTCCAAGTTGTAGTATCAACATTTTCAGCCATTTCTAATTGTTTTTCGTATGAAATGAATGTATCAACAATATCTTCTTTTCCTAAACCGCATAGACTTAGTGTTACCGCAGAGTATTCCATATTATCACTTTCACAACAATTTGAACAATAATTTACGAGAGTATTTGATAATAAATCGGGATATTGTTTATCAGGAAAACCATCATTAAAATAAGGACATTTATGCGGTTGTGTGAATATCATATCATCATTAAATTTGAAGAAGTGGAATTTACCAAATACACGAAAAGGGATAGTAAAAGACATTATATAGTGGTTATTATGATACTTATTTTAAGTAAAAATAAATATTATAATTTAGATATATTTATACGGACCATCTCCTTTTACAACAACATCTTTTTTATATGGTTCCGCATTAATATCGTTTCTTTTAGCAAATACTGTCCAATCAAAATAAGATATTTGTGTTAATGTATCTTTGCCTAATAATGGTAAACGATAGACAGTAAATTGTCCATTATTTACACGACTTGATGATAAGTTAAATATTGATGGACCATCATCATTAATTGCGGTAATATTAATAGTAAAGTCGTAAGCAAATACTTTTACATATTCAGGTAATGTTATTGTGGTTTGTGTTTCATTACTATTAAAATGTGAATGACCACGATAATATACACCAACTTCAGGGCCTTCTAAACAAGCGTGAACTAAATATTTATCATTATCTACTGGATGGTCTATAATGAATGTTTTACCGCTTGTGCTATTATAGAAAACTTCATAATTAGTGGTATTATACATTAATGCATAGGTAGTATCATTATTATCGCGTATAGGACGAATATAGCAAGCATTTGAAGTGGTTGGATTATATTGGCCAATATAACTACCACTATTACCCATAGCATCTATTATAATACTATTTGCCGGTTGAGAATTTTGATTAAAACCATCATAATATCCGGCATAGCTTCCTATAGCTATTGAATTTGCTCCTTGTGCTGAATTACCCGCGAAGCTTCCAATAGCTATTGAATTTGCTCCTTGTCCTGAATTTCCAGCATAATAACCTAATGAAATAGATTCATATTGTTGGCTAGAATAACCAGCATATTTACCGATAGCTATGCTATTTTCACTTTGTAGTTCATAACCGGCTCTATGTCCAATAGCAATTGAACTTGTGCTCATATTTGAATAGCCAGCTTCTGGACCGATTGCGATAGAATATGATGATTGTCCCACTTGTCCCGCTCTATATCCAATTGCTATTGAATTAGATGATTGAGATAATTGACCAGCAAAATAACCTATAGCTATACTATATTCTTTTTGTGTATCTTCACCAGCTAATGTTCCAATAGAAATACTATCATTATATTTATTATAACGTCCAGATTGATAACCTATTGCGATTGAACTATAACTTTGATTATTATTACCAGCTTCATATCCTATCGCAATAGCATTTTCTTGTTGTTTATTACCATTTACACCTTCACCCGCAAAAGAACCTATAGAAATCGCATTTTCTTTTTGTCCAGAATTGCCTGCTTTATATCCGATAGATATAGCACTATTTTGTTGCCCACTATAACCAGCTTGATAACCTATACCAATTGAATAAGAACCCTGATTAGTAAATCCGGCACTTCTACCTATACGAATATTAATGGTTTGAATGCGTGTTTCACCTGACACATCTAATATATAAGCAGGTGAATTTGTACCAATACCGACATTACCCGCGTTATTATTATAAATATCGTTAGTTCCACTAATATCCCAATAGCTTGTTCCACCACCACCTCCAGTAATCCATTGAATACCATTACTTGTACTTGATAATACTTGACCAGAACTACCAGTACTATCATTTTTATCACGTATATATTTTAATCTCATTTCACCAGAGACATCTAAATCATATTTCGGATTATTTGTATTTATACCTAATTTAAAATTATCTTTTCCTAAATTTATACCATATATACCACCGAATGAACTATTACTGGCATCAAATCCTATAACTAATTGATTAGAAATATCCAATTTGGATGATGCTCCTGGTCCAATAACTATAGAATTTAAACTATTAATAGCTGATGAATTAGCACCAATAGCAATTGAATTAACACCTTGATTAGTATAACCTGCGTTAAGACCAATTGCTATCGCATTACTACCTTGTGAGGTAAAACCCGCATATTTACCAACTTTAACCTTATTGATATTAGACTTATCAATAGACATTATATTACTATATATAATATAAATTAATTAGAATATATTACACCAGCCATACCAGACATAATACGTAAAATATTATAATTTTTGGCCCATATACGTATATTTTTAGCTTGTGAATTGACATTTATGTGTAACACCGCATTATCTATACGACTAAAATTACAAGTTCCAGATGGTTGATGTTCTTCTGGTTTCAAAGCAAAATTATAAATATAAAATCCACCAAATGGTTCAACTAAATAGTCATAATATGGAACTGGAATAGGACTAAAATATCCTATTTGTTTATTACCGCCAGTATGATATTGATATGGTAATACACAACGGAAATATGTTCCTTCTCTTTCTTTAAAACGTTCCATTAGATTGAATCGTATATGTGCGGAGGTGGTTAAATCTATTGTATAATTATCATTCGGTGTATCAATACCCCAAAAGTCAAAAGGATGAATCACATTAGTTGTATTATCTCTTTGGATAGCCCATACTATTTCTTTGATAGGATGACTAAAATGCATTTCAATTTGATTTAAACCAGGTAATAAACCTTGTAAATTAGAATATTGTGTTTGTTCAATTAAATATTCGTGAGACATTTGAGCAAATCTGCGACGTTCATCTGTATCTAAAAATATATAATCACCATATACTGCTAATGAATATATTGAGGGTGATGATGAATTAGATAGTATATATTGTTGGTTATTAGATGGATTTGCGTAAACATAGTTACCATTTAATTGAACATTTATTTTAATATCGTGATATTGTAAGGCTACTAATGGTAAAGCTAATCCTGGATTGCGACAGAACCAAAATTGTAAAGGAACATATGTTTTAGAATTATTATTTTTATTTGTTAATTGTCCAGATAACATACGGCTTAATTGTTCCATTTTTTCATTTGTATGTGTAAGTTGCGACCAAATATCCATCCAAGCACCGAATTGTCTATCTATAACTTGACCACCTATTTCTAATTCAACAAAATCTATAATTTGATGTCCAAGACGCCAAGAAGCAGGAACACCCGACATATCCCAGTCAATTTCAAAAATTATATTAGCTAATAAATCACCACGTCTTGCTATAGTAGTTGAGAATAGAGAACCTAATTTAATATAACCATCAACAGGTATTTCAATTGATTCAATAGAAAAGTTTGTATGTCTTTTATATATTGTTTTAAAATATGTTATTTGTGGGTTACCTGTCAAAAATATATCTTGAGCTCCATATGCTACTAATTGTAATAGACTACCACCCATAATATGTTATACTTATTATTAAACTATAAAATAATAATTATAATTAGATGTATTTATATGGACCATCACCTTTAACTATAACATCTTTTTTATATGGTTCTACATTAATATCACCACGTTTAGCCATAACCATCCAATCAAATCTACATTTTTGTAATAGTGTATCTTTACCTAATAATGGTAATCTATATACTGTAAATTTTCCATCTATAATATCAGTAGCAGATAAGTGGAATATGTTTGGACCATTATATGATTTAGGTGTTATTGATATAGTATAATCATATGCGAATGATTTTACATAATTAGGTAATGGTATAGTTAATTCATCTATATTTTCATTAAATATGGCAGAACCACGATAATAAACACCAACTTCAGGACCTTCTAAACAACTATGAACCAAATGCCTATCATAATATATTGGATGATCTATAACGAATGTTTTACCTTGTGTAGTAGTTGCGGTAGAATATACGAGTTCACTTGATAAGTCATTATACATCAATATTTTATATACACCTGTTAAAGCTTGAGCTGATCTAATAGGGCGTATATAGCAAGCACCGGAAACATCACCATTAATAGTAGGGAAACCGCCCGTCCCATTACCACACGCATCAATAACTATAGAATATGCACGTTGATTATTCAATCCAGCTTGGAATCCAATAGCGATTGCGTTAGTCCCCTGTCTTATATTTCCTGCTTGATTACCTATTGCGATTGCTCTATTTGATTGTCCTGATAATCCGGATGAATTTCCTATAGAAACACATGAATCACCTTGGTTTCTAAAACCAGATAACAGTCCAATAGCGATAGAACTTTGACCTTGCCCTGAAGAACCAGCTTGAAAACCAATAGCGATAGAACTTTGACCTTGCCCTGTAGAACCAGCTTGAACACCAATAGCAATTGAATTTAAATTTTGTCCGGTAAAACCAGCTTCAACTCCAAGAGCAATTGCTCCACTTACTTGTGAATATCTCCCTGCATCAGTTCCAATTGCGATAGCATTTATACCTTCATTACTAAGACCAGCATTAATACCGATAGCAATCGAACCTGAACCTTGATTTGTATAACCAGCATTAACACCAATCGCGACTGAAGCAATTCCTTGGTCTTTATTACCAGCAAATACGCCGATCGCGACTGAAGCAGTTCCTTGGTTAAGTTCTCCACAATTAGTTCCAATCGCAACAGCAGATATCTTTTGATTTAAATATCCTGAATAATAGCCTATACCTACACATCCATCGCGTTGTCCTGTAAATCCAGAAAAAGAACCTATAGCTATACTATTTTTAGATTGGTCATATGCGGCAGCATAATAACCAATTGCTACTGAATTAAAACCCTCATTACTAACACCTGCTAAATATCCAATAGCAACAGATTGACTACCCTGATTAATATATCCACATTGATATCCAATAGAAACAGATTGACTACCCTGATTAATATTACCGGCTTCAATACCAATAGCAACTGAATTAATACCCTGAATATTAAAACCAGCGCCATAACCAATACCAATAGCACCGGATGATTGACTACCGTATCCGGAGACAGCACCTACACTAATAGCATTAATACCCTGTCCTGTAAATCCAGCTCTATAACCAATACCTATCGCTCCGGATGATTGATTACTATAACCGGCTAACACGCCTACACTAATTGCGTTTGTTCCTTGATTTAAACAACCGGCTTGATAACCAACAGCTACGGCACCCGTTTTTTCACCAGATAAACCAGCTTCATATCCAATAGCTACAACATATTGACCTTGTGTGTATCGCCCAGCTTGATTACCAATAGAAACTGAACCAGCACCTTGACTAACAGACCCACTATTGGTGCCAATTGCTATAGAATAAGCACCCTGAGAACCACGTCCCGCAAGATAACCGATCGCAATCGCTTCAACTTGTTGGTTACTTAATCCGGAATCAGTTCCAATAGCGATACCATAAGCACCTTGGTTAGTTCCACCTGCTTGATGACCTACGCCTATACCAAAAGCACCTTGATTACTTCCACCTGCTCTAACTCCAATAGCAACGGAATAGTTTCCTTGTGCTGAATAACCGGCTGTATCACCAATAGCAATAGACTGTACACCCTGACCAGTAAATGCAGCTAGATAACCTATAGCAACGGAATTATTACCTTGTGTACCAAAACCTGCTTTATAACCTATAGCGACCGCGTAATCTTGTTGTGTAGTATATCCTGCTTCCGTACCAATAGCAACTGCTCCGATACCTTGTGTTGTATTACCTGAATTTGAACCTATAGCAACCGCCATAGATCGTTGATTATTTCTACCGGCACTACCACCAACAGATACTGAAAATGTTCCTTGATTATTTTCAGCAGCTCCATCTCCTATTGCAACTGAGTTTGCTTTTTGATTTACGCTACCGGCAGAACTACCGATAGCAATAGAATATAAATATTGGTTATTCCGTCCAGCTCCATTTCCAATAGCTATACAATTTCCACTTTGATCATTTTGTGCAGCTCTTCTACCAATAGCGATAGCTTCTGTATTTTGTCTATTTTGTCCACTTTCAGTTCCAATAGCAATAGAATATGCACCTTGATTAGAATTACCCGCAAATTGACCGACCGATACTGCATAATTAGCACTGGATGCTCTATCTCCAATTGCAACTGAATGAAATCCTTGTAAGGTTATTCCTGCTTCATTACCTATAGCTACCGTGTGATAACCTTGTTTTGTAAATCCTGAAGATCTACCAATAGCAACTGAATTTTCACCCTGTGAATATTTACCAGCATCTGTTCCAATTGATATTGAATTAGAAGCTTCATTACTAATACCAGCATTATAACCGATTGCGATTGAGTTCGTTTGCTGATTAAATTGACCTGCTTGAAAACCGACCGCAATACCAAATGATCCCTGAGTTGTTTGCCCTGCTTGAATACCATAACGAACATTTTCTGATTGAATACGAGTTTCACCAGATACATCTAGCACATAGATAGGCGATATAGTTCCTATTCCAACATTTCCGGTATTACTAATACGCATTCGTGAATTAGCAGTACCACTAACAACTGTTTGAATATCAAATTGAAATCCTCTTATGGTTGGACCCACATTAAGTTGATTGTAGAAATATGAATTTGTACTATCAATAGGTGGACTTGAATTAGTGCTTGCTCTAATAAAGCCAAGTGCTTGTATATTATTAGCAGACAAATCACCATTTATTATTGTATTTCCATTTATATTAAGTCTATTGGTTGATAATAATGGACCGATACTATTAACACTCAAATCATTTATTATTGCTATAGTTGATTGTAAATTGACCGCCGATAAGTCTCTTGTCCATATTTTAGTAGCACTCAAATCATTAATTATTGCTATAGTTGATTGTAAATTGACCGCAGATAAGTCTCTAGTCCATATTTTAGTAGCACTCAAATCATTCATTATTGCTATAGTTGATTGTAAATTGACCGCAGATAAGTCTCTCGACCATATTTTAGTAGCACTCAAATCATTTATTATTGCTATAGTTGATTGTAAATTGACAGCAGATAAGTCTCTCGTCCATATTTTAGTAGCACTCAAATCATTAATTATTGCTCTATTAGATATCTGTAAATTGACCGCCGATAAGTCTCTAGTCCATATTTTAGTAGCACTCAAATCATTTATTATTGCTATAGTTGATTGTAAATTAACAGCAGATAAGTCTCTACTCCATATTTTAGTAGCACTCAAATCATTTACACGAAGTCTATTTGATACATCTAAATTATTTAAACTTAAGTCCTGTGTATATCTAATTTCCTTATTACTCGTATTATAAGTTAATACAAAATTCTCTCTTCCTTGTCTTATAGGTGCTATATACAAACCACTTATATCAATAGAACTTAAGTCATTTCCAGTAGCGTTAATAATTATAGAATTGATCAATTGATTTGTTCTTCCTGCTAAATTTCCTATAGCAATTGAATTAGTTCCTTGATTATAAGCACCTGCTTGATAACCTATAGCTATCGCACCAGATTTTTCACCTGATATACCGGCTTGATAACCTATTGCTATAGCATTTGTTCCTTGATTACTTGTTCCTGATTGAACGCCAATAGCTATTGCGCTGCTACCCTGTTGTGTCATACCTGCTTGATAACCTAATGCTATCGCACCAGTTCCTTGATTACCTTGTCCTGCTCCAGATACTAAATGTAATCTATTTGAATCACCATTACCACCGCCTGTTTGATAAGCACCTAAACCAATATTTGTATCATAATATAAATATTCACTCCAATAATTCGCAACTGGTAATGAACCACCGCTACCACCAGCGGATACATCTATCCATTTTATACCACTTGATGTACTACTTAATACCAATGATGTAGTTGAACCACTTGGATAGCCAAGAAAACCATTACTATCTATTATAAATTGTGGCTCCGCATATTCTGCTGATATACCATAAGTTATTATACGATTACTTACATTTACTATTCCACTTACATCTAGATTATAATTTGGTGTATTTATTCCAACACCAATACAAGTGTCAACAATTACATCATTTTTAAAATGACCACTACCACTTACATCTAGATTATAATTAGGTGTGTTTATTCCAACGCCAATACAAGTGTCAATAATTACATCATTCTTAAAATGACCACTACCACTTACATCTAGGTTATAATTAGGTGTATTCACTCCAACACCAATACTAGTATCAACAATTATATCATTCTTAAAATGACCACTACCACTTACATCTAGCTTGTATTGCGGTAAATTGGTTCCAATACCTACATTACCAATATTAGTATTGTATATATTATTAAATGATGAATCCCAATAGTCACCAGATGTATCAGTAAACTCATAAATTTTACCGCTTACATATAAGTCACCTCTAATATTAGTGGAACCACTAATATCTAAAGTATATTCAGGGACATTTGTATTTATACCTAAACTGAAATTATGTTTACCTAAATTAGCACCATAAATACCACCAAATGAATTATTACTAGCATCAAAACCTATTACTAATTGATTAGAAATATCCAATTTAGATGCGGAACCATATCCAATAACAATAGAATTATCACTATTAATAGCAGATGAATTAGCACCAATTACTATAGAATTGTCTCCTTGATTAGTATAACCAGCATTATAGCCTATAGCAATAGCATTACTACCTTGACCAGTAAAACCAGATAATAGTCCGATTTTTACTTTTTTAATATTGTCTGTATTAAGTGCCATTATATTACTATATATAATATATTTTTTTAGTTACTATAAGCCACACCACCCATACCACTCATAATTCTTAATATGTTGTAATTCACTGCCCATATACGTATATTTTGAACTTGTGTATTTAAATCTAATGATAAAATTGAATTATCAATACGACTAAAATTACAAGTACCTGATGGTTGATGTTCTTCTGGATTTAAAGCAAAAGAATAAGTGTAAAATCCACCAAATGGTTCAACTAAATAATCATAATATGGAACAGGAATAGGACTAATATAGCCGATTTGTCTATCACCTCCAGTATGATATTGATAAGGTTGAACACAACGGAAATATGTTCCTTCTCTTCTCTTAAATCTATCTAATGAGTTGAGCTTAATTTGTGCTTTTAATGTTAAATCAACATCATATAATGGTGGAACTACAGATGTATTAATTTGCCAAAAATCAAAAGGACTAACTACGGTTTCTGTAGAAGATTGAGGAGTTCTTTTTAAAGCCCATATAATTTCTTTAACAGGATGATTAAAATGCATTTCAATTTGGTTAGGACCAGATGAGACTGGTAATATATTGGAATATTGAACTTGTTCAATTAAATATTCGTGTGATACTTGAGCAAATCTTCTTCTTTCATCAGTATCTAAAAATATGTAATCACAAAATATACCAACTTTTGTAATATTTGGCGTAGTATTATCAGAGTTTATATATTGTTGATTATTTAAAGGATTAGCATATACATAATTAGAGTTGAATTGAATATTAATTTTAACTTCGTGATATTGTAAAGCAATTAATGGTAATGCTAAACCAGGATTACGACAGAACCAGAATTGTAGAGGAATATATAATTTAGAGTTTCCATTGTTATTTGTTAATTGTCCGGTTAATAATCTACTCAATTTATTCATATCTTGATAAGTATGTGTTAATTGTGTCCAGATATCCATCCATACGCCATAATGTTTATCTATAACGAGACCACCGATTTCAACTTCAACAAACTCTATAATTTGATGTCCTAAACGCCAAGTGGCTGAAACCATTGGACTATCCCAATCAACTTCTAAGATAATCTGTGATACAAGGTCGGCATTACGAACAATGACACAGGACATTCGGGAGCCTAATTTACCATTACCATCTGGTGTAACTTCAATTTGTTCAATGGCGAAGTTAGTGTGTCTCTTATATACTACTTTAAAGAATGATATTTGTGGATTACCGGTTAAATATACGTCTTGACTACCATATGCTACTAACTGCATTAAACTTCCAGTCATTGCTTATACTTATTATTAAATAATAAAATAATAATTATAATAAATTTGATAAGAAAACTTATTTCAATTTAAAAAATAGAGAGATATATTATATTAAAATGACAATGTTTCAAGAGTTAGATTATAATGCAGATATACAGAAGGTCGTGGGTGTCCAATTTTCAATATTATCACCTGATGAAATTCGCCGACGTTCTGTAGCTGAAATATACACTAACGAAACATACGATGGAGATATTCCGAAAGTAGGTGGTCTATTTGATCCTCGTATGGGTGTATTAGAACATGGAAAAAAATGTCCTACTGATGAATTAGATAATCGTCATTGTCCTGGATACTTTGGGCATATAGAATTAGCCAAAAAAGTATTCTACATGCATTACATTAAATATACTATAAAATGTTTACAAAATGTATGTTGGCGATGTTCTAAATTATTGGTAGCGAATGATGACCCTGATATTCTTAGAATAACAAGTAGTACAAAAGGAGTTAATAGATTTTTAGCAATAACTGAATTGTGTTCTAAAATTAATGTTTGTGGTTTTAAAAATAAGGATGGTTGTGGTGCTATACAACCATATACAATAAAGCGTGATACACGTGATAATATAGGTAAATTAATAGCTGAATGGCGAAAGACTGATATAGGTATTAGTGAAGAAGAGGAAGAAGAAAAAAAGGATGATAAAAAGGAAGAAGTGTATAATCAAGTTAAATGGGATGCTGATGATGTAGAAAGAATATTGAGGCGTATAACAGATGAAGATGTAACTGTAATGGGATTTAATAAGGATTATTGTCGTCCTGAATGGTTAATATGTTCTGTATTACCAGTAGCACCTCCAAGTGTGCGTCCATCTGTTCGTGCGGATAATAATACTCGTATGGAAGATGATTTAACACATAAATTATGTGATATTATAAAGACAAATAAGACGTTGAAGCAGAAAATAGCCACGAATGCTACAAAGACGATTATAGATGATTGGTATAATTTATTACAGTATCACGTAGCAACATTAGTAAATAATAATATACCAGGTATTCCACAAGCACAGCAAAGAAGTGGTCGTCCGTTAAAGGCGATAATGGATAGATTAAAATCAAAGGAAGGACGTGTTCGTGGTAATTTAATGGGAAAGCGTGTAGATTTTAGCGCTCGTTCAGTTATTACACCTGATGCGCGTTTAAAGTTGAACCAATTAGGTGTTCCTTATGATATATGTATTAATCTTACTTATCCTGAAAAGGTTAATGCTTATAATAAGGAAAGATTATTGGCTTATGTGAGAAATGGGTATTCAAAGTATCCAGGAGCAAAGTCAATAAAAAGAAAATCAACTGGAAAGATTATATCATTGAGTGTTGTAGATACAGCAACACTTGAATTATTTGATGGTGATATAGTTAATAGACATTTAATTGAAGGTGATATTGTATTATTCAATCGTCAACCTTCATTACATAAAATGAGTATGATGCAACATAGTGTTGTACCATTACCATATAAAACATTTAGATTAAATGTATCTGTAACTCGGCCCTACAATGCTGACTTTGACGGTGATTAACTAAAATCAGTCACCAACAGGAAGCGTGAAAAGCGTGAAACTTCCTAATCAATAGTAATATTGGTAAAACATCTTGTTGCGGGAAACCCCTTAGAACTCTAACTACCACTTTATATGAGAAATTATATAAAGGACCTCGGTTAATAGCCGAACCCAATGGTAATAATGTTAGAGATTGGGCAATCCGCAGTGTTATCTTCTAAGTTCGTTATGATAGAATATGAAGAGCATTCAACGACTGAACGGATGTTGGTCAATAATGATGGTCTAATCAACCTGAATTGGCTTAAGATACAGTCTAGTCCCTCTTGGAAACATTAGGGTATCAACGGAAATGAACATGCACGTACCCCAATCGGAGCAAGCACGTATTGAACTAGCAGAATTAGCCTGTGTTCAATCACAAATAGTATCACCTGCTAATCATAAACCTATTATTAGTATAGTCCAAGATACTTTAGTAGGTTCATATCTATTTACACGATATGACAATTATTTAACTCGTAGTGAATGTTTAGATATTCTAACTGATACTGCTAGTTTTACTGGTAAATTACCTCCGCCTGAAGTTCCAGCGAATACTACTAATTTACCTGTAAATTTCCCTACTTGGAAATATCCAGACCGTTCAATTGATTTATGGTCGGGTCGTCAAATATTCTCAATGATTATACCACCAGTCAATCTCAAAAAGAAGAATACAAGTGCATCATATGAAGATACTGATAATGTTCAAAACTTTGTCAATATTGAACAAGGTATAGTTCGTTCAGGTGTATTTGATAAATCTATTTTAGGTCAATCTGAACAATCATTAATTCATATTATATTTAATGAGTTTGGCGCACAAAGAACTCAACAATTCTTAGATGATATACAAAATATTATTACTAATTGGGTCATTAAATCAGGTTTTAGTGTTGGTATAGCAGATTTAATACCTGACTTAGCATCATCACAGAAGATGAAAGATATCATCAATGTTAAAAAACGTAAAGTTATTGAAATTATTGAACATGTCCATAAAGGTATTTTAGAAAATACTTCTGGTAAAACAGTAGCTGAAGAGTTTGAAGCACAAATTACTAAAACATTGAATGATACTACAGTTGAAACTGGTAAGGTAGCATTAAAACACTTACACTCTAATAATCGTATGTTAAATATGGTTCTTGCTGGTTCAAAGGGTAGTGATATTAATATTGGTCAAATGATTGCGTGTGTTGGTCAACAAAATATAGATAATCGCCGTGTCCCATATGGTTTTACAGATAGAACATTACCACATTTTCATAAATATGATGATGGTGCTTCAGCACGTGGTTTTGTTGAAAGTAGTTTTATGAAAGGTTTAAATCCAACCGAATTCTTCTTTCACGCTATGTCTGGAAGAGAGGGTCTTATTGACACAGCAGTTAAGACCAGTGATACAGGGTATATACAGAGAAAATTAATAAAGGGTATGGAAGATGCGCGCATTATGACAGACTATACAGTTAGAAATGCGAACGGTACTATTTTACAATTCTTATATGGTGAAGATGGTTTTGATGGTGCTAAGATAGAAAAACAGAAGTTTACATCATTAGGTAAGAGTGATAAAACAATATATGATGAAAATATGATAAAATTAGAAAAAGACTATTTGAGAACTATATATATTGATAGTATTGTTAATGATATTATGAAGAATAAAGAATTATTAACTGGTAAGTTTGAAAAACATATTAATACAATTATACAAGATAGAAACTATTATTATGAACATATTTTCAAAGATGATATGGAAGACGCATTATATTCACCTATTAATTTTAGAAGATTAATAGAAAACGCTTCATATCAATTTGGTAATAAAAATGGCTTATCAGATCTAAATCCATTATATGTATTTCAAAAATTAGAACATCTTCAAGATAATTTGAAGATAACAGAGCATTATAGAGGTAATGAATTAATAATGGTTTTCGCACATTTATATTTATCTCCTACACAATTGAATAAAGAAAAGATTAATAAGTTAGCATTTGATTATATTGTAGCTACAATAAATCAACAATTTTATAGTTCAATAGCACATCCTGGCGAATTAGTAGGAACAATCGCAGCACAGTCAATGGGTGAACCGAGTAAAATATGTGTGCTCGGAACAGGCAGATGCCATATAGGTTACCTAATTACCTATATGGGAAAACATTGTAAATTAGGTCAAGCATATAACTGCCTAGTGATTGTATAAAATACAATTGCGACATCTTCAAACTGCGGGAAACACAGTGGTATAAGTGTATATCTACTACTCCTATATGGAAACATATAGTGAGAACCTTCGCATAACGGCGTTGGTATAGTAAAAACGATATATATGAGAATACGAAAGTATCTACTGTCAATCCGCAGCCAAGCTCCTAAACTATTTATAATAGCATGGAGAAGGTTCAGAGACTAGACGGAGATGGGTGTCATTATGACATCTAAGGTATAGTCCAACATTCTGGTGACAGAATGAAAGTAGGAAGTTTATCATAATTAAAATTAAAAAAAAATAATAAATTATGGTAACAATCCTGCTATAGACACAGATGACGTTAAACAGCGTAGATTGGGATACTAAAATAGTAATAATGTGTGATGGTATAATTATAACTCCTCAAATAGGAGAATGGATAGATAAATATTATATAGAATGCGAACAATCTAAAATTCAACATTTAGAAAATCAACAAATATATATAGAATTAGATGATGGACACGATTGGAAAGCATTATCGTGTGATGAAGATGGTAATATGATGTGGACTAAATTGGAAGCAATTACAAGACATCCAGTTATTAATACTGATGGAACTGATACTATTTTAGAAGTAGAATTAGAAAGTGGGCGTTCTGTAAAAGCTACCAAAGGTAAGTCATTCTTATCTCTAGTAGATAATAAAATACAAGCAATTGATGGATACGATTTGAAAGAAGGTGATATTATTCCGATTTCAAATAGTATGGCTTCAAACATGATGAATATAATAGATACATTAAATATTGAATATCTATTTCCAAAAACAGAATGGATACACGGAACAGAAGTATTAAAAGCAATAAATGTAAAGACTACATCAAACGACCGACACTGGTTTAAGTCAAATCAAGGTAAATTATTTACAGTTCCATATGGACGTAGTGACGCATTTTGTGATGCCTTCTTAAATGGTAGAAATAGTAATATAGTAAAAGAAGCCTGTATATATCCAAAGAGAACAAGACCAAATTGTTCTCATATACCTTTAGTTATAGAACTTGATAATGATTTTGGTTTCTTTGTAGGAGCTTATACCGCGGAAGGTATGTCAAATGATACACAAGTAAGTATTTCAAATATTAATAATGAATATCTTAAACGTGTTGAAAAACTTATGGATAGATGGAATGTAGGATATCATACAGTAACAGCTAATAAAAATAATGGAACTTCACAAAGTTTAATAATACATTCAACTATATTGTCTAAATTAATGTCAAGTTTATTTGGGCGTGTATCATATAATAAAACCTTACCAAACTGGGTATTACAAGCACCCGATAATTTTGTTAAAGGTTTAATAGATGGTTATTTTAGTGGTGATGGTTCTGTAAGTAACGGATATGATATATCAGCTTCTTCTGTATCAAAAGAATTAATAGACCAATATGCTCTATTATTATCAAGATATGGTATATTTTCAACACTAAGCAAACGTATGCCAGATAAGAAACATTTTAAGAATGTATCAATGGGTTATCATTTGTATATACCACGTAAATATGCTAAAATATTTGCTTCTAATTTTACGCTAATTATAGATTATAAACAAGATAGATTAAATGATATATTGAAACGAGATAATATAAGATGTAATAGAAAAGATTTAAATGATATAGTATGGGATAAAGTAAAATCTATTAAAGAAACGAAACCTATACACGGTTGGATGTATGACCTTACAGTAGAAAAAACTCATAATTTCTTAACCGCTAATGGAATAAATATGTACGATAAATGTTGTCGTAAACAGGAAGCGTGAAAAGCGTGTCACTTCCTAATCAATAGATAATATCTATTGGTAAGATATCTTGTTGCTGGAAGTCCTTTAGAGCTCTAACTACCACTTTTCAATGGAAACATAGAAAAGGAACTCGGTTAATCGCCGAACCCAATGGTAATAATGTTAGAGATTAGGTAATCAGCAGTGTTATCACCTAAATTCGTTATGATAGAATATGGTGAGCATTCAACGACTGAACGGATATCGGTATACTATGATAGTCTAATCAACTTGAGTATGCTTAAGATACAGTCTAGTCCCTCTTGGAAACATTAGGGTATTAACGACCTTCCATTTAGCAGGTGTCGCATCTAAATCAAGTGTTAATCAAGGTGTTCCTCGTTTTAAAGAATTATTGAGTGTTAGTCGCAATATTAAAAGTCCAGTTATGACAATTATATTAAAAGACCCATATTGTTATAATAAAGAACAATCTCAAAAGATTTTGAATGAATTAGCTATTACCACCATTAAACAAATAACAAATACTACTGAAATATTCTTTGATGCTCGCAGTATGTATAATGATGATACAAATATTGACCAAGATAAAGGCATGATGTCTGTATATCGTGAGTTCAATCTATTAACTCCTCTAACAAATAATCGCAGTTATGACCCTTGGGTATTACGTTTAACCTTTGATAAAATGAAAATGATGGAACGTAATATACAAATGGCTGATGTCTATTATGCTATCATGTCTCGCTTTACTATGGAAAGTGAAGATATACATTGTGTATATACAGATGATAACGCAAGCACTCTAACTATGCGTATTCAATGTTTTAGAAGTGCTGATGAAGAAACTTCAAATGATGACCAAGAAGATATGATATCTACATTGAAAGTATTAGAAAAAACTATATTAAATGATATCATATTAACAGGTATAAAAGGTATTAAAAATGCTTCTATGTATCCAAATCATAACTTTAAACTATATGAAGCAGTCTTGAAAGAGTTTCAACAAAAGACACGTTGGACTATTCAAACTGACGGAACCAACCTAAAAGATATATTTATGCATCCAGCTGTTAATGCGTGTGAAACATTCTCTAATGACATTTATGAAATATATGAAACTTTAGGTGTTGAAGCAGCAAGACAAGCAATATTCAATGAAATATATGAGGTCTTTAATTTGGGTGGTGCTTATGTCAATTCACGACATATTCAATTATTAGCAGATATTATTACAAATCGTGGTGGATTAATGTCAATTGATAGACATGGTATTAATAAGAGTGATAGAGGTCCATTAGCTAAATGTTCATTTGAAGAAACACCTGATATTATTGCTCGTGCTGCTATATTTGGTGAATTAGATAAAATACAATCTGTCTCATCTAATATTATGCTTGGTCAAGAAGTTCCTATTGGAACGGGTTCAATTGATATACTATTTGATGAAGAGAAATATTATGAACACTTATCACACAAATTGAATACAAGTAGACCTGTTACAAAGATAGAAAGTAAAGCTAATGAACGAGAATTATTCCAAGCTGCATATTGTGAAAACTTATTCTAAAATAAAACCATTATATAATCGTAATGTATTATATAACTTTTTTATTCTAATATAATATAGATGACTGATAAAATCATATATGGTTCATATGTGAATGGTGAAAATATTTATAAAGATAGAAATGGTTTTTATGTAGTACGTTATCATTCATTACATAAAAAAGATTATAAATTATATTTAAAGAACTTTAAAGCACCACCAAAAGAAGACTGGCTATGTTTAAATGATAAAGGTAAATATAGATTATGTATTTCAAAGAGAGCTTCAACAAAAAGTTCTAAGAAATGTTCTAAAAGAGGTTCGCGTAAATGTAGTAAAAGACAATCTAGAAAGAAATAAATAAGTTTATACGATTTTACAAAAATTATTGTAAAATA